CACTTCTTAATGGAATCAGCGAGCGTTCCGAGCGGAGCGGCCATCTGCTCGATGGCACCGGCACCGAATCCGGAGAAGGTGTTGAGCAGGCCGCCAAGCGCGGTCTCGCCCATCGCGGCGCCCATGGCCGTCAGACCCCTGCCGATCTCATCCCAATTGAATTCGGCGAACTTACCGAATGCGGTCGCCAGATCGATCAGGCCCTGCGAAGCGAGTGTGATCGTGCCGGCACCCATCAGACCGGCGATTCCGGTCAGGGCACCTGTCGCTCCGGATATGGCGGCGACCTCGCCCATGGCACCGCCCATGGCAACAAGGCCGCGTCCGATCTCGTCCCAGCTATACTGAGAGAACGAATTGAACGCTTGGGCAATCTCGTCAAGACCTTGCACGGTGAGGTTGATCGTGCCGGCTCCGATCAATCCGGACAAACCCGCGAGTTTACCCAAAGCGCCGGATACGACGCCAACCTCGCCAAGGGCACCGCCCATAGCAACAAGGCCGCGTCCGATCTCATCCCAGCTATACTGAGAGAACGAATTGAACGCCTTGGCGATATCTCCAAGACCCTGAGCAGTAAGAACTATGGAGCCAGATCCGATGATTCCGGACAAACCAGCGAGTTTACCCAAAGCGCCGGATACGACACCAACCTCGGTCAAAGCACCGCCCATGGCCGTCAGACCACGTCCGATCTCGCCCCAGTCGTATTGAGTGAACGATCCGAACGCCGATGCGATGTCGCCGAGACTCTGCGCTGTGATAAGGATCGATCCACCACCGATGATTCCTGAGAATCCCGCGAGCTTTCCGAGGGCTCCAGTGACGAGTCCGACCTCGCCGAGAGCACCGCCCATGGCTGTCAGACCACGTCCGATTTCACCCCAGTCGTATTGAGTGAATTCACCGAATACTTCGGCAATATCACCAAGGGACTGCACTGTAATGAAAATGGAACCGCTACCTAGAATTCCAGAGAATCCTGCAATCTTGCCCAAGGCGCCGGTAACGAGCCCGACTTCGCCCAAAGCGCCGCCCATGGCGGTAAGACTACGTCCGATCTCGCCCCAGTCATAGCTGGAGAACGACCCGAATGCATCTGCGATATCACCAAGGGATTTGGCCGTAATGACCATGCTGACAGCAGCGGAAATGTTGTGCTTGCCGAATCGGCCGAGCAGACCGGTGACCGTGCCCATCTCCGTCAGGGCTCCACCCATGGCGGATAGGCCTTTGCCGACCTGATCCCAGCTCATGTTACCGAGCTTCTTGAGCGGATCTGCCACCATTTTGACCGCTTGGGCCATGGCGATGAGCGAGCCTGCCGTCTTGAGGTCGACCTTGGCGTAGCTCAGACCCTTGGCGGCAGCGACGAGCTCCGCCATGGCGCCGCCCATGCCGGTGAGACCCTTGGCGATCTCGTCCCAATTGAGATTACCGATCGTGGACATGACGTTGGCCAACATGTCCACAGCCTTCGCGAATTCTATGAGGGCCGCACCGGTCTTGATGAGATCGGTGGTCTTAGCGCCCTTCATCGTCTTCGTGATCGATTTAAGACTAATGTTAAGCTCGGTCATCAGGCCGCCGATGGCCGAGACGCCGCCAACGACTTCGCCACCACTGAGGGCAGCGATCTTCTCCATCGAGTCAACAAGCAGCGCGATGGATCCGGCGATCTCTACAAGAGTAAAAGCCTTGACACTTCCCGTGAATGCGTTCAACGATTCTTGAAGACCGCCTAGGATCTCATCGAATACGCCAGCACCCTTCTTGAGCTTTTCAGCCCCGTTACCGAAGAGGTCCTCAAAGACCTCCTTGATCTTATCGAACGCCCCGCCGATCTTCTGTGCGGCCAGGAAGATGCCACCTCCG